TAAATGCTAAACCTACATTCGTATCTGACCCTGTTACTGATAAGCCAACATCATTACTTGTTGCTGCATTTGTTAACTCTGCATAATTGACTGCTGATGCTGTTGTTTGGAAAATTAATTGTTCATTGTTGTTCTCGTCTAAAATACCATGTGCATCATCTATAACTATATTTTGTGAATTAGTATCTAAGTTACCACCTAATTGTGGTGAAGTATCATTAACAATATCAAATGAAGTTGTGCTATCTTGGAAATTGACTGTATTTGCTGTTGTGTTAATTGTGGCTAAAGTAATATCAGCACCACCATCATAGAATTTTAGAATGTGCGCAGTTGCACCACCTGATGTGTCTAGCCATATTGTACCTGCTACTGCACCACTAGGTCTTGAACTGCCTGAATTAGATGTATTTATTGCACCTAATGCGTTGTTTAAATCTGTTCTAAAACTTGGAAATGATTGGTTTGCTATATTATAATCGTGTTGACTCATAAATTCTTATACCTCTTTTAAAACCCTTTTGCAATAAAATCAAATGTTTTTGATACTGCTGTGTTACTTGCGTTTTTGAATGTTACATTAAACCCATTAATGGTTTTACTTTCAAGTAAAAAAAAGTCTCCAGTAGCCATTCCTTGTGCTGTAATTCCTATAGCATAATTTGTTGTTTTGAAAGGATTAGTAAATGTAACAGTTTTTGTTCCTGCTCCTGAAGTTATATCATTATCACTAAATATCCTATCTTGCATATCAATCTTAATAGATACTTCTTGCACAACAGGCGTTGACGCTAAATCTCTTGAAATCAACACAACTTTAAATTTAAAATATCTAGCAGTATAATCACCAATCACAAAGTTTTGGAAAGCTGTAAAAGTAGAATTATCATCTGATGTTGCAATCTCTAAATGTGCGTTAGAATTAGCAGGTGTATCACCATCAAAGTTTGAAGCAGTCACATCAAATAAACCTGATCTATTATCAAATAAATCATCAGGATTGTCAGATGTTTGTTTTAATGTTGCTGTTAGTCTTACTGTATGTTTTGCACCAATATCAATTACATCTGAAAATAAATAATCACCTAATGCAATAAAGTCAGCATTTGCAAGACCTGAATCAAAAAACCTAGATGTATCAGCATCAAAATTACCATTGGCACTATCAAATAATTCTGATGAGTCTAATCTTAATGTATTATCAGCGACTACAGTATTAGTTAATGTACCTGCAAATAATGGGTGTTCTGCTTGTGTTGTAATATTATTAAATGCTGTAACGCTTATAACATTAGAAATAATTGCTGTTGCGTTAGAACTAAAGTTACCTAATTTATCAACTGCTTTTAAAAGATAAGTACCTTGTCTAGCAGGAACAGTTATAGATGTTGCAGGTCTTGATACCTTTTCAACTAAAGATACTGAGTTTTGCCAATCAGCAGTTCCGTCAATTTCTTCACTAAATCTTAAATTATAATATGCTAAATCTAAATCAGGTATTTGTGTCCAACTTAAATGTGCTTCTTGTCCAACAATATTACAGGAAAAATCTGTTACATCAGATGGTGGTTCAATAGCACCTACGATTGTTCTTTGTGCTGAAGCATAACTTGATGAAACACCTAATGTATTTACGGCCTTAACTCTTACATCATAAATTTTTTGGTCAATAACATTAAGAACTCTGTGGGTTAATCCTGAGCCTTGTGCATAAATAATAAAATCTGAGTCTGTACTTAACTTATATTCAACTTGGTAAAAACTTACAAATTGGTCGGCACTTGCACCTATTGTAATATCTAAAGCAACAATAACAGTACCATCATTATATTCAACTAAGGTATCTGATAAAGTTACACTTGTTGGTGCTGTAACTGAATAAGGATTAGGAAAAGTGGTATTAGGTATATCTGCCACTTCTGATTTAGCTGTATATGTATAGAAACTATTTTGATGTTCTGTTAATGATAAGCCTACAGTAAAATTAGAATTTAAAGATATACCATTAACTCTAAATGGCTTTGCACTAAAACCTGTTATAGCATGAGTAACATTTACAATATCACCTATAGCTAAATCTAATGCTTCATAATTAGCTGTTAAATCAACTGCTAAATTATTTCTTGACCTATTTAAAACTATTTCTGCAAACTCTAATGCTTGATATGGACTTGTGATTGTTGGTAAATCTATAGTACCTTCTTGTAAAAAACCACCATCAGCAGTTTTTAATGTTTGGTGGTCACTATCTGCTTCAGGAAATACTATAGTATCAGCTTGATAATTAGCACTTGGATTAATAAATGATGCTGAAACTCTATTAAAGTTTTCGTTTTTTCTTTGGGATTGTACTTTCATACCACCAATAATTGTATCGGTTGTTAATGTTATTGCTGCACTTCCTGTAGTTTCAATAATTAATTTATATTGACCTTGTGTATAAGGTAAGAAACCTCTCATGCCTTTTACTAAAATTTTAACATTATCTAGAATTTTTCTTGATGTATCTAAGACTGCGTTACAATCAAATAGATTAATATTTGAACCACCACTATAAGGTTCTATTTGCGTTGTTGCTATGGTACTTGCTGTATAAAAACTAGGAATATCAATATCACCTATAGGTATACCTTTTCCATATCTTGCATTAGTTAAGTAATCTAATAAACACCATGCAGGGTTTGTAGAAAAAGCTGCTGTTTGTGCTTGTGAACTTGAATTGTAAGCAACTACTTTTTTACCTTGTACGACTGCCTGTATATTAGGTATGCCACCAAATTTATCTTGATCCCAAGTTAATTTAAAAGCTATATAAGCAATACCTGATAGTTTATGATTACTACCCCAACTATCTAAACCTGTAAGTAATGATGCTGCTGACTGTCCGTCAGTACCAAAGAAAGGTTGCACTTGTATATTAGTTCCAAACCTAGAGTCATTAGAAGTTATAGTTGAGCCATTAGCAATAGAGCCACTAAATGTAACTGTATCATCATCAAACTTTATACTTGTAATTCCGTTAATTTCACCTTCAGCTAATACCAAAACTCCGTACAAATATTGGTTATCTGCTCCTGATGTTTCTAAGAATATTCTTGTACCACCTACTAATCGTGTTCCATAGATAACAGGGATATTTGCATTATTAGATTGTTTATTAACTAATACGCCTTGTGCTTCTTGATTGGCTGCTGAATTACCGAAATCAGGTATTTCAGGCATAGGAATAAACCAAGATATAAACTTGGTAAATATTTTGGTAACTGAACTTACTATATCACCCATGCCAATACTCCTTTGTTATAAAACTTTTTGCCTTTATATCGTTATCTTTAACTCTTAGCCAATGTAATTTTTGATTTAAACCAAAATGCTTAATAGCTTGGTGTTTAAGCCATTTAGAAAATAGTTTTGTTTCAAAACTAAGGTAATTAATTATCCATATATTTTTACCACAATTCCATTCAAATCTATTAATGATAGCGTTTTCCATGAACTTATTTTGTACATTATTATTTAAATATGCCCAATTAATAAAACCTATAATTTTATCTTTGTCTTTTAGTATTTGATATTGGTTGTTTTCGTAGCTTGGTAATAAATGATGAATGATATTTATATCTTCTTCATCTTTGTATTTATCAAATAATTTATAATAAGGAACAACCTCATCAATCATTTCCTCCCCCACAATATGTCACTTACAGTTAATGCTGCAAATTCCATACCTTTATCAGAATTAAAGAATTTCTGTTGGCTTCCGTTATTCGTTTGTCTACCTGCAATACGACTAAAGTCAGAGAAATGAGAAGTACAAGAAAGACTCAAAGTACCTTTTTGTGTATTAATACTAAAACTTTCTATAAAACCTTTATCAAAATTAAATGTATCTATTAGTGCATCTGACCCATTTAATAAACCTACATCAATCGTAACCTCATCATTAGAAACATTATTATTTAATACTGCTGCCACATAAGTATTATCAACTGCTGATAATGATATTTGAAAGTTTGCTACATTGATTTCTGAACTTTCTGATTTACTTGATATATTTAATAAATGACCACTTGCAGTAAATGTATTACCACCACTTGCAATATTTTTATAATGATTGGTTAATCTGACAGGGGTTGCAAATCCTATTGTCAGTAAGATGATTGGTTTAACAGATTGATTAGCAAATTCTGTTTTGAGGTTACTTGATAATCCTCTTGCCATTATAGAGCCTCAATAAAATCTAACTCGAATGTATATTGATCTGCAACGCTAGTTTTAAATTGCTGTACATCATTACTTAATCTAACTGTAAATTGTACTCCGTCATAAGTTACACCTACATCATTAGCTAAATCACTTCTAAGAGGTGGTTCAATAGTTAAAGTTGCATCATTACTACCATCAGCAGTAACATCAGCAACAATCATGTAAACCTTAGTATGATTAGCGAACTTAACAAAATCTCCTGCTTTTAATGTACCTGTCATAGCGTCTACTGTAATAGTTGTATCACCTGCTGTATGCGCACCATCAACTGAAACTGTTCCTGATACATTACCTTTAGCATTTTTTAAATCAGGTAAGGACACTTGAAATGTATTTTGTTGACTTCTTTGTTTCATAATAAAAGCTAATACAGGTGCGAATGTTGCTCTTGTCATTGTTGGATAAGAAGCAGTAAAAGAAAATCGCTGACCATCAATCTGTGTGCTAAACATTTTACCACTATCAGTTGTTGAGGTAATAGTTTTCTGTTCACTTGTAAAACCTATGGAATTAAATTCAGGTGAGGTTGGTAAAGTTCCACTCATACTAAGGCTTCCTTCCCTTGACTATTTAAAGCATCATTAATTACATTAACTATGGTTGCTCTGCGTTTAATTAATAACTCATCAAATCCTTGTGTATCATTAGCATGAATATTTACATTAATAGTTTGACCACCACCTAGTCTATCATTAGGTACTATTGTTCCTGACTGATTAGGCACGAACATTTCTTGTCCTTGTTCACCCACCATATAAGGCCTTCCTGCTGTTACTTCACCACCTGTTCTTCTTCCTGTATAATTAGTAGATGCTATTGTAGCAACATTTGCAGCTGTTAATGCACCAATCGCAATAGCTAAAGGTATACCAAATGGACCCATAGCTAAGGCTTTTTGGACACCTGCAACACCATCAATAATAGCGTCTTTAATTTTAAAAGCTTTATTAATTGCAAAAGCAGCTTTATTATTTTTAGCAAATTCGTCTAATACTTCTCGACCACCCTGTTTAGCTAGTTCTTTTTTTTGTTTATTTGACATTTTGTCTAAATCTTCAAATTTAAAATTTCTATCTTTAATAGCTTGTAAATTTTTATCAAATCTTGCTTGTGATATTTTTGCTAATTCTGCATTATGTTTTAATTCATCATCTCTTTCTTTATTTCTTAATTCATTAATTTGTGCAATTCCTCTTTCATAAATAGCAACCTTTAAATCTTCTAACTCATTTTTTTGTCCAATAGTTAAATTTGTTTCTTCTTCTAAAAATTTATTAATTATAGCTTTATCTTCTTCATTCTTTTTAAGAATTAATTGTCTTTCATCTAAAAAAGAATCTTGTATAGCAAGTAATTTTTTATCATAAACTGCCTCTGTTAATTCAACAGTCGCAACTGCAACTTCTTTTGTTACATCAATAATTTTTTTCATTGATTCTTGAAATGCGTTTGCACTATCTTCTGCTGATATAAAACCTTTAGATAAAGGTTTTGTGGTGTTAGTTAGTTCATCTATTTTTTTTGCAAGTTCAGGAAATTCTTCTCTAAGAGTTCCTAAACCAAAACCCAAATCCATAAAATCAACTAATAAATCCTTTGCACTCCCTCCAAGTATTTTATAGGTTCCATTATCTTCTAATTTAGTATTTAGTTTATCAAATGCTTCAACAGTTTTTAAAGTTACAGTTAAAATATTTCCTAAAGCACTACCTAGACCTGCACCTAAAGCAATAGCTAATTCTTCGTTTTCTTCTAACATTCTTGTTAGTTCATCTGTCATGCCTTTTAAAGCAGGTGACATACCTTGTCCTATTTTGTCTTGGACATTTCGTAAGGCTATTCCAAAATTTGAAAAAGAAACATTTAAATTATCTAATAATGCTACTGTAGCACCACCAAATTCTTTTTGTATACCTCTACCAAATGCTTCTACTATTTTTTTCGCACCTTCTGCTGATTTACCAAATTCAGATATTTGGCTTCGATTTAAATTTAACTCTTGCTCTAATATTCTAAGAATAGGAACACCTCTATCTCCCAATCTTTGTATTTCTTCTAAACCTAAACCACCACTTACAGTTCTAGCAAATAAATCAGTAACAGCTTCTAAAGAACCTATCTGATCTGTTGTGATTGCTGCTGTGTTAGTGAATATATTTAATAATTCTTCAGATGGTGTAATTCCTGCTGCTTTTAATTTTATAAATGACCTAGATAAATCTTCGACAGAAAACTGCGTTTTGGTTGCAATTCCTGTTATAAAATCAAAGGCCTCTGCACCTGCTTGGGCGCTACCTGTTACTGAAGCTAAAGATGTTCTTAAATCTTGAAATGTAGCTGTTGTTTGTATAATAGAACGTATAACTAATCCTGCACCTAAACCAATTAAAGCGTTTTTAAGATTTAATACAGATGCTTTAGTTTTTCCAAGATTACCTTGTAGTTTTCCTAATGCTTGTTTGCTTTTATCTTTAGCAATAATATTTATATTAAGGTTTTTATCTACCATGTTTCATTTTACCTATACGTTTTTGCCTTTCTTGCTCATCATTTTGCAATTCAAAGTAAGATAGCCACAATGTAAACTCATAAGTTGACATTTGCAATACTTCTGCAACAGTTTTGTGAAGTCTTTCTGCTAAAGAAAGAACATTATAGATTTCAGGTGTTTCTTTTATTTTTTTTTTAAAGTCTGGTTATCTTCAGAGTTCATTATATCAGTTGCGACCCTCGCTATAATATCTGTATCAGCTTTAACTTTGAACTTTAATTTATGTTCCATAGTAAACATCTTATCACCATCTTTGGTTAATGATTTTTCAATAATAACATCAATAAGAACATTTAAATCACTATCATTAGCACCTTTAAATATCTTAGACTTTTCTAACATATTAAAAGGCTTAGAATAAATAGCTTTATCACCGACTAAACCCCACTCAGGTACTTCAATAATCTTAGTTTCTAATGCCTCGAAGTGACCTTTGACTCCTTCAAAGAAGTCAATTTTATCTGCTGTCATTTAGGGTTATACAGTACCTATGGTTAATGCACCTGTGCCTTGAAAAGCAACAGTTCTTGTAGAAACACCATCTAAAGTTACACCAATTGACATTGATGTTACAATACCTGTTCCTGCAAGTGATTGATCGCCTGATGTATTACCTTCAGGTAATAGTGTGAAAGCAATAGATGCTCCTGCATCTAAAGTTTCTTGTGCTGCATCACCTTCGTCATAATGCATATCTAATGAACCTGAGAAAGCAGTTCTTCCTGCTAAGTATGTTTTTGCTGCGTTGCCTAATGACGTATCTTCAACAACGTCGCCTGTAGTATCAATTGTAAAACCTGTAACAGCACCGAGAACAGCGCTACCACACTTTACAACACCTTCTTTTCCGTGATGTGCCATTTATATTACTCCTTTGTAATTTTTGGTTTATATATTTCTTTTTTATCTTCTTTTGGTTTCATTTCAACTTTTTTATTACTACCACTAGAAGATTCTTGAACATAGCCTAGTTTTAAAAACTTTTCAAGGCTATTGGGATTTATTGAAACAATATCATTCCCTTTAGTCATTATTATATCTTTAGCCATTATGCTGTACCTCTCGTAAATTCATATAAAACTCTTACCACAATTCTTACTGCACCAATAGG